CGGTAGGGCCTGAATTAAAAACCGGCTTGGAAGAATTCTTAGGGAATGGCACGTAAACCCCCAAGCCCTCGTCCCGACCATCCTGTCGAACGCTATGCCCGGCGTGTGCTGAACGGCGAAATCGTCGCGTGCAAGTGGGTCACGCTCTTCTGTCAACGCCATTTCACCGATCTTGAGACTGGTGCAGCACGCGGGTTGTCTTTCTCAGTGGCGAAGGGTGAGCGCGTCCTGCGCTTCTTCACACTCCTCAAACATAGCAAGGGCGAATGGGCCGGGAAGTTCTTTGAGCTGGAAGACTGGCAGCGCTTTTATTTGTTCGTGCTGTTCGGCTGGTTGAACGCCGATGGGACGCGGCGCTTTCGCGTGGCCTATACGGAGATCGCCAGGAAGAATGGGAAGTCCCAGTTGGCGGCGGCTATCGGCCTCTATCTCTTTGTTGGTGACGAGGAGCCTGGGGCAGAAATTTATTGTTGCGCGACCAAACGCGATCAAGCCAAAATCGTCTGGGATGAAATCGCACGGATGGTGAAATCGTCCACCGGGTTCAGGAAGTTTATTAAAGCCGTGAAAGATAACCTCTCGTGCGAAAGCCGGAACGCGAAGTGCGAACCGCTGGGCAGCGATCAAGACACGCTCGACGGATTGAACCCCAACGGGGCGATCATCGACGAATTGCACGCGCATAAAAATCGCGGCGTGTGGGATGTCATTACGACGGCGACGGGCGCGAGAAGGCAACCGTTGATCTTTGCGATTACCACAGCGGGCTACGATCGGCAATCGGTCTGCTTCCAACAACACGAGTATGCTGAAAAGGTCTTGGAAGGCGTGATCGAAGACGACACCTTCTTCGGGTTTTTGGCGACCCTGGACGCAGGGGATGATTGGGCCGATCCGACGACGTGGATCAAAGCGAATTTGAATCTAGGCGTGAGTGTCAAGCGCGAAAATTTACAAGCCGCGTGCCTGAAGGCGCAGCAAGACCCCATGAGCCAGAACGCCTTTCTCCGCTTACGGCTCAACGTGTGGACCAACAACGAAACGAAATGGTGCACGTTTGAGGTGTGGGACCAGAACGTGGGCGTGGTCGATGAATCGTTGCTGGAAGGCCGCGTGTGCTTCGGTGGCCTCGATCTGGCATCCACGACGGATACCGCTTCCTTTGTGCTGGCTTTTCCGCCTGTGGAACCGGATGGCCCAGTGATACTCCTCCCGCGTATCTGGATTCCCACCGATAACATGCGGCTGCGCGTGTTGCGGGACCGCGTGCCCTACGATGCCTGGGTGCGCGACGGGTGGATGCTGGCGACTGAGGGCAATATCATTGACTACGATGTGATTCGGCAGCAGATTCTCGCCGATTACAATCGGTTCGCCATTCAACAGATTCGCTACGATCGCTGGGGGGCGACCCAGCTCTCCACGCAATTAGCCGGTGACGGTCTCGAAATGGTCACGATGGGGCAGGGGTTTGCCAGTATGTCCAGTCCGATGAAAGAATTTATGCGCCGATTGCTCGACAAAACCATTGCCCACGGTGGGCATCCGGTGCTACGCTGGCAAGCGAGTAACGTCATGAGTAGGAGCGATCCTGCTGGGAATTGGAAACCTGACAAGGCGGCCAGCAGAGAGAGGATTGATAGTTGCGTTGCTGCTATCATGGCCCTGGATGGCGTGATCCGGTCGGAAGCCAGCACCTATGAAACGGCGGGGTTGAAGTTTTTATAGCACCATCGCTTGACAGGCTGTGGCGTTCGGTGCTATGGGGTATCTACGCATGAAAACCATTCGGCAGCTGTGCGATGCAGAGGAAGTCCTCATCGGCTCAGGCCTGGTGTCTGTCTGTGCAGGGGTCTGGATGCGCTGGGATCTCGGCATGGCCTTAACCGTGACGGGGGTCATGGTGCTGGTGATGGGCTGTTGGATTGCGTTTGGGAAATAACCGATGAGCCGGACGCCTTCCTGGATTGAAATGCTCATCACGCAACTGAAGGGGCAATTCCCTGTAGACTTTGTTGGCCAGATCGAGGTGAACGTGTTTAAGGGCGGGATTTCCAATATCAATGTCCGGCAATCCTATAAACAGGAGGAGAAGGCAAAATGAGCCTACCGAAAAAGTTTCGATTTGAATTGAATGGAAGCGTTACCTTGATTCAAAGCGGGGAATTGGGAATTGTGATTGCGCGTGCGGAATATGTCTATAATGAGAATATGTATTTTGTTCGCTACAAATCGGCTGATGGCCGTGCAGTTGAATCATGGTGGGGCGAGAGTGCATTGAATGAGATCGCCTTTCTCAAAGTGGAAGGAAAGTTTTAAGCCAACCGCCTCCACGCGGTAACAGTTTAGTCGGTTGTTGACGGGACGCTCGTGCATAACGAAGCCCGGAGGGATGATTCCTTCCGGGCTTGTTCTTTTTGGAGCGAGAGCGCATGGGCTGGATTGCACAACGACTCCACGAGCGCCGCATGACGCTGAACGAACTCGATGAGATCATGGATCGAGCCATCGGGGGCCGACCCACGGCGGCAGGCGTGCCGGTGAGTGACCAATCGGCGCTGACCTTAACGGCGGTCTTTTGTGCCGTGCGGCTCCTTTCTGAAACGCTCTCCTCGCTCCCCCTGTTCATTTTACAGAGCCAGCCTGATGGCGACCGGGAACGGCTGCCCACTCATCCCCTCTATTCCGTGTTGCATTCTCAAGCCAATCCTGAACAGACCGCGATGGAGTTTCGGGAAACCCTCCAGGGCCATTTAGAACTGCGCGGCAATGCCTACGCGGAAATTGTGCGGGACGGCGGGGGCCGTGTGCGCGAACTCTGGCCCCTGCATCCTGACCGTGTGCGCCCGGTGCGCATTGAATCAGGGGCGTTGGTCTATGAGGTACGCCCGCCGAAAAGCGCCACGACGATCATCTTGCAGGCCGATCGCATGTTGCATCTCAGGGGGTTCGGTTCCAACGGCATCACCGGCTATTCCACGATTGCGCTGATGGCGGAGTCGGTGGGGCTGGGCTTAGGGGCGCAGGAATATGCGGCGCGGTTCTTTGGCAATGATGGTTCGCCCGGCGGGGTATTAGAAACAGAGAAGAAACTGTCTGATTCGGCCCATTCGCGCTTGAAAGAGTCGTGGAATCTCCAGCATGGCGGACTGAGTAATCGGCATCGCATGGCCATATTGGAAGAGGGCTTGAAATGGCATCAGGTGGGGGTGACGCCGGAAGACGCCCAAATTTTAGAGTCGAGAGCTTTTACCGTGACCGAAGTAGCCCGCATGTTCAACGTGCCGCCGCACAAGCTCAAAGATTTGAGCCATGCCACTTTCACGAATATTGAACATCAATCCATCGAGTTTGTGCAGGACGCGATCCGTCCGCGCTGTGTGCGCTGGGAGCAACGATTGATGTCCTCCTTGTTATCGCCACAGGATCGCGCCAGCGGCATTTTCATTGAGCATCAAGTGGATGGGCTGTTACGTGGCGATTTCAAGACCCGCATGGATGGTTATGCCGTCGGGCGCAATGGCGGATGGCTGTCCGCGAACGATATTCGGCGCTTGGAAAATTGGAACAAGATCGAGAACGGGGATATTTACCTCCAGCCTGTCAACTACGTAGAGGCTGGCAAGGAACCGCCCGTCACGAATACGCCCGTCCCGTCACAGAAGCGAGACGGACTCGGTGAACTCATCCAGAACGGCCATGACCGGCTGCTAGAGGAGCTACGCGCATGAAACAGATTGATCGTCGGATCATTGAGGGTGCGGAAGTGCGGGTAGCCAGCGGTGAAGGGGAACCGAAAACCATTCGAGGTTATGCCGCCGTATTCAATGCAATGAGTCAACCGATGTTTGGATTTCGTGAAGTGATTCGGCCAGGAGCCTTCAAGAAAACGATTCGTGAGGCCGATGTCCGCGCCCTGATGAATCACGATCCAAACTTTGTGCTCGGTCGAACATCAGCGAGAACGCTGCGACTGTCAGAGGATGAAAAAGGCCTCAAGTATACGATCAATCCACCGGATACGTCCTTTGCGAACGATCTCATGGTGAGCATCGAGCGCGGAGATGTGACGCAATCGAGCTTTGGGTTTCAGACCGTCAAGGATGCGTGGACCGGAGAAGGCGACAAGCTCACACGAGAACTGATCGAGGTGAAGTTGTTCGATGTGTCGCCAGTGACGTTCCCAGCGTATACACAAACAGAAGTCTCTGTTCGGTCACTGCTGGGCTATCTCTCTGAAAAGAACATGGATGAGTTAGGCATGGAAGAAAAGCGAGCGATTTTGACGGTGATTGAGCATATGCGAACACTGTACCACGCCGAGCCGGACACGCGCCACTCGGACGCAGGGAGTCAGGAGCCGGACGCCGCCGCACAAGCTGCGCTCCACTCACAGGGGATCATGAGCCGTCAGTTGTTACAGCGACGGCTCGAATTGTTACTCGTCAGTTAACCGAAAAGGAGAGGAAGATGAAAGACCTCATCGCATTACGGAAAAAGAACGCGGAGCAAGCCGCATCCGCTCGCGCCACGCTGGACAAGGCCGAGACGGAGAAGCGGGCGTTGACCGTGGAGGAATCGAAGGCGATCGACACGATTATGACCGAGATCGAAGCGCGGAAGAACGAAATTGCATTGGAAGAGCGGTTGCAGGCGACGGAACGCGAGCTGGCCGTGGTCGGTGAGACACGCGGAGGCAAGCCGGACCCTGATGCGGGCGAGACTGAGGAGCGGGATGCCTACGGCAAAGTCCGACAGGTCGAAGTCCGCTGTCAGGTGATGGGGAAAGACGGGCGCTATGTCGAAGGGCGGGTGATCAATCCGAAGAAGGAATTTCGCACCTTGGGCGAGTTGCTGACCGCCGTCGCCAAGGCGGATACGCGCCAGGGCGTCGATGCACGGCTGGCAGAATCCCGCGCCGCGACCGGCATGGGCGAAGCCACCCCTGCGGATGGGGGCTGGTTGGTCCAGAGCGACTTTGCCATTGACCTCATGACCCGCACCTACAACATTGGGCAGATCCTCTCACGAATTCCTCGTATTCCCGTGGGGGCGAATGCGAACGGGTTGACGTTGACCATGATTAACGAGACCAGCCGCGCCAACGGGTCACGTTGGGGTGGAGTCACGGTCAGCCGACAAGCGGAAGGGAATCCCGGAACCGCAAGCAAGCCGAAATTTCGCCAGATGGAATTGAAGCTCAAAAAGCTGTTTGGCCTCTGCTACGCGAGCGATGAGCTGTTGCAGGACGCGGTAGCTCTGGAAGCCGTCATCAACAAGGCCTTCCCTGAGGAAATGAGCTTCGTCATGGAGGACGAAATTCTGAACGGGACCGGCGCAGGGCAGATGCTCGGGATCATGAATGGGGGCTGCCTGATTTCAGTGGCGAAAGAAGCCGCTCAACCGGCAGCCACGGTGTTCTTCGAGAACATCCAGAATATGTGGGCGCGCATGTGGGCGCCCTCCAGGGCGAATGCGGTCTGGCTCATCAATCAAGATGTGGAGCCGAAGCTGAACGCGATGGGGATTTCTGTCGGTACGGGCGGTGTGCCGGTGTATCTGCCTCCGGGCGGATTGAGTGAGACGCCGTTTGCTCGGCTCATGGGACGGCAGGTGCTCCCGGTGGAACAGTGTCAGACCCTAGGCACGGTGGGCGATATCATCCTCGCCGATCTGAGCCAGTACACCATGATCGACAAGGGCGGGATTCAAGCTGCGGTTTCCATGCACGTCCGGTTTATCAACGACGAGCAGACCTATCGGTTCATTGCCCGGAACGATGGGCAGCCGAGCTGGAATGCCGCGCTGACCCCGAAGAACGGGACCAACACGCTCTCGCCGTTTGTGGCGTTGGCGACGAGGGCCTAAGACGAAGTGATGATTTAACCGGCGGCACGGGTCGCCGGTTCACCCGAACCGACAAGGAGGAACCAGCATGTTACTCGTACAGGAAACGAAGATCGTATCAGGGGGTGGACCCGTCTTGCTCAATACCGCAGGCATTGCGGGCGATTATGTGTCGATGAAGAATTACAAGCATCTGACCGTGATCGTGAGCCTCACGCCTGCGTCAGGGACCGATACCGCCGCGATCACGCTCAAACAGGCGACGGCGGTGGCGGGCACCGGGGAAAAGGCGCTGGCCTTTACGCGGGCCTGGAGGAATCCCACCGGGACAGCGAACGACACGTTGACGGAAACGGTCTACGCCAGTTCGATCACGACCAGTGCCGTGGCGGCGCAGGAAATGTTCGTCCTGGAACTCGATGCCGCCGATCTGGATGTGGCTGGTGGCTTTGATTGCGTGAGAGCCGACGTGACCGATCCCGGAGCGGTATCCACGCCTGCGTTTGTGTTGTACGTGCTGAGCGAGCCGCGCTTCGCGCAGGAGATCCCGCCAAGTGCGATAGTCGATTAAGGGCGAGAAGCGGGGGTGGTGATCCCATCCCCGCACTCCACACGGTCAACCGATCGGGCCGCATGGCTCGTGAATGGAGGCACACAGTATGAGCACGAAATCACAATTTCTCAACGGCATTCTCACCTACTTTGACAGCGTGACCCATGAGCGTGTGCAACCGCTCGCGCCCTGCGTGTTCTACGAAGATTTCCTCGGCAAAGACACGATCCCGCCGGATCGATTTACCTATATCGATGTCTCCGTGGCAGGGAATACCACGCCGCTCATCGCCGCCGATGTGGCAAACGGGGTGCTTCGGTTGCCGCTCGATGTGACCTCGGAAGCGCAGGAAACCGGGTTCACCTGGAACAATCAGCGCCCACTCGTGCTCAATCAGGGCTTGGTGATTGAGATGGGCGTCTCATTACAGACGTTGCCAACCCTCTTGGGTATTGGCGTGTGGGGTGTGGCGGGGGATAAGAACGCCGTCGCCGATACCGTGGCGGAATCCATCTGGTTCCGGGTGGATGGTAGCGGGGCCGTGACGGTGGAATCGGACGATACGGTGAACGAGAAAGCCGTGATCGCGACCGGCGTGACGCTCACAGCGGGACAGAAGAAGACGTTCCGCATTGACTGCACTTCGATCACCAACGTCAAATTTTTCATCGATGGCGTCGGCGTGGCCACTGACACCACGTTCAACATGAGCACGGTGCCCACGTTGGCCTTGCAACCCTACTCACATCTGGCGAAAGCCAGCGGCGCGGGATTGGGCGTGATCGATGTCGATTTCATTCGGATCTGGCAGCATCGGAGCTAAGGGCCATGACGAAGCGGAGAACCAAGAGGGACACGGACCCCAACAGCACACGCTCGACGGGCCGCGTCCCTTCACGTCCTGAGTATGCCGTGCGCGAAGAGCGGGAAACCGCATCTGTTGCGCATGGTCCTCGACGGCGGATTGGACGGAGGCGCGGCTGATGGCCCTCACGACCCTCGCCAACGTCAAGGCGTTCAAAAACATTACCGTGGATGACCATGATAGCGAATTGACGCGCCTCATTCCGACCGTGGACAACTTCATCGCGGAGTATTGCGGGCGCACGTTTGAGCAAGCCACGGTCACGGAATACCATTCGACGACGTGGGGGCAGCGGGTCTTATTGTTGCGGCGTCCGCCGATCGTCTCGATCACCTCGCTCTACGATGATGCGGTACGAGTCTATGGGGCAGACACCTTACTGGCTTCTACTGCTTATGTGATTGACGATGCGAACGCCGGGATTGTGCGCTTGGATGGCACCTCGTTTGGGCAAGGGTTACGAAACGTCAAGGCTGTCTATGTGGGGGGCTTTTCCGCTATTCCTTCGATTGTGGAACAAGCGGCGATTGAATTGATCTGGTTGGCACGCGATAAGGGCGATCAAGCCTTATTGGGGTTGCGGTCAAAATCCATTGCGGATGGATCCGTCAGCTATCTGGACAATCAATGGCCCAGCGGGATCAACGCGATTCTCGATCTGTATCGGTTTGAGCCGGTGGGAGCGTAACGCGATGGCGGTGACAACTAGACTCTACGGCGTCGGCCTGCTGAATTATGCGAAGGAAGGCAAGCAGGCGGTACAGAAGATTCGCAAAGCCTTGACCAGCGCCGTGAATTATGGACGGACGGTCGCACGGCAACGGATCGCCTCACAATTTCGTGTACGAACCGGCACACTGAAAAAGCAGGCACGCGGGATGCGGACGGTGGTGACGGTACGCAGTGGGGAAATCAAAGGCCAGGTGAAACCGTTACCGAATCTGTTGAACATCTTTGAACATGGTGCGACCCTCGCGCATGGGCGCGGGCATCTGGCTGCCCGTCCCGTCGTGGTTCCGGCACAGCGGGCGATGGAGGGGGCCGCGACGAAGGCGCTTGGCGACGTGGTGGCACAGGTGGGGAAATGAGTCTCCCAACGAGTCCACGGACCTTGCTCCGCAACGCGATTGTGGCGGCGTTTGCCCAGCGGAAGGGCACGGACGCCATGCGACACCAGGATTTTCAGGTCAGCCTGTATTACTTGTCAGAGGAGCAAATTCGGCAACCCGTGACCTATTGCGTGGTGGTGACGGACGAATTGCTGACCGCGCAAACCACGCAGCGCGACGATTGCGCGATGACGGTGTTGATTGTGATTTATATCAAAGATGATGCCGACCCTCGCGGCATGCTGGACGCCGCGATCGAGGACGCCTATGAGACGGTCCTCTCCGTGCAGGGCGCACTGAAGGAGATTGTCTGGAAGATGAAGTTGGACGAACTGACGACCGACGAGGGCACGACGATTGCCAAGCCCTATGCGCAAGCCATCCAACGGTGGAGCGCCCACCATCGCCGTGCCGCCGTGGCGGCGTAACCTAGAAGGAGAACGACTATGGCCACAGCAGCAATTTCAGGCTACGGAACTTTACTGAAGCTCGGTGATGGGGGAGGCCCGGAGACGTTTACGACGGTCGGGGAAGTGCGCTCGATTAGTGGCCCCTCGATGGAAACGGAAGAAATTGACGTGACCACGCACAGTTCCGCCGCTGCGGGGGCGTTTCGAGAGTTCATTCTGGGGTTGATTGATGCTGGCACGGTGGAATTTGACATCAACTATGTGCCAGCCGATGCGACTCATATCAGCCTCCGCACCATCTTTCTCGCACGGACCAAGCGAAATTGGCAGATCGTGCTGCCGGGCTCGGTGCAAACGATCAGCTTCGCGGGCTATGTGAAGACGATGCCGTTTGAATTCCCGGTGGATGATGCGATCACGGCGAAGATTTCTATTCGCTGCACGGGTGCACCGACGTTTAGCTAAGATGGACACAGTAGGACATTTTCATTAGGATATTAGAGGAGGATCTATGGCACGCACAACCTTGACCCGCACGACCCCGTTAGGCCCGTATCCCACGTTGCAACCGGCGGCTAATGCCCTGGACGCGGTGATGACGGCGGCGGATACGGTCAATTTCAATCAATTCATTTTCGATGGTCCGATGTTGCTCGTGGTCCAGAATATCGGGGTGGCAGCGCATACGTTTACGCTGACCAGTGCCGTAGATCCACAGAATCGTTCCGGTGATGTGACGGCGTATTCCATTGGAGCCGATGAGGTGTGTGTGTTCATGCTGAACCAGACGGCGGGCTGGCGACAGACGGACGGGTTTTGCTACCTCGCGGGCGATCATGCCGACGTGAAATTCGGGATTGTGCGGTTGTGAGGTCTGCCATGGAAAACGGCAACGACTACCTCAACGCAGATGAAATCTTGGCGATGGATGACATTCCCACGGAAGCGGTGCTGGTGCCGGAGTGGAAGCATCGCACGGTGCTCGTGTGCGGACTCACGGCAGCCGCGAAGAATGCGTATCAATCCTCGCTGGTGGAGATCCAAGGGAAAACCAGGAAGCTCAAGTTGGAGCATGCGACGGCGAAGCTACTTGTGAGAACACTCGTGAATCAAAAGCGTGAAGCGCTGTTCACCGAGTCGCAGATTCTCAAGCTGAGCACCAAGAGCGCAGCGGTCTTGGAGCGATTGGCGAAAGTGGCCTCACGTTTGTCCGGGATGGATGAAGAAGAGAATGAGGCGCTCCTAAAAAACTCCGACGCAGCCCAGAGCGACGATTCGCCTACCGTCTCGCTCTAAGTCTGGGGGAAGCACACCCCGACAGGCTGCTGGCACGGATGAGCGGGCGTCAGTTGGCGGAATGGCAGGCGTATGCGCAGCTAGAACCGTTTGGATCACCTGCGCAGTTCTGGCAAGCGGGGTTAATCGCCAGCGTACTCGCGAACGTGAACCGCACAAAGAAGGACCAGAAAGCGTTTACGCCGGAGGATTTCATGCCTCGATCAATGGTCGAACAGGGTGAGCCTGAATCACCGGACGACGTAGGCGCGAGGATTATGCAGACCTTTCAATCGTTGGCTGAGTTGCCGCAAGGAACCTTGGAGCCATGAGCAAGTTGGTGCTCGAAGTCCTTGCTGATTCTAACGGTCTCATCAAGGGGCTGGAGAAAGCGCAACGCGCCGTTAATAAATTTGTGCAATCAGCGGGTGGGGCTGGGTCCGCGATTGGAGGGAAGCTCAATCAATCTCTCTCCGCGTTTATTAGTCTTGCCGGTGGAGGGGCGGCGGCAGCGGGCGTCCTCGCTGGAGCCGTGCTGGCCATTGGCGCATCAGCCACGGCCATGACCATTGCGGCAGGGAAGCAAGCCGAAGAACTCCAACAGCTCAGCACCATGACCGGGATCAATACCGACAAGCTCCAGGAATACGATGTCCTCATGAATCGTGTGGGGCTTGGCGCGAACGATTTGACCATCATGATGAAGACGCTCTCGCAAAATATGGAAGCGGCGAAGAACGGGACCGGGACCGCCGCCGACCGATTCCGCCAACTCAACATTGATATTCGGAAAGTGACGAGCACCGATGATCTCATTCGCAAGATTGCGACCTCCCTATCAGGATTTGCCAACGGGACACAGAAGGCGGCGATTGAAGCTGACTTGATGGGGAAGGGCGGGCTTCGGCTGGCTGTGGCAATGGAGGGAGGAGCCGCAGGCATGGACGAGGCGGCGGCAGCCTCGACGCGTCTGGGGGCCTCGCTCTCGACTGGGCAACTGGCGGAACTGGCCACGATGGATGATCGGATCGATGATTTGACGATTGCCTGGAAACGATTCGGACAACAGATAGG